GGTCAGCCCATCCTTCAATGCTATCACCTACTAAATAACGTTTGTGTTTAGTTGGTACTTTGATTTCTGGTAGTTTTTCGATATGGTGGTTTTGGACACTATATCCTACTCCACATCCTGAAAGGAGGAGGAACATTATTTCACTGAATGCTCTCCAATCATCAAGAGGAAGAAAAGAGCAATTAAATATACGAGCATTATTAAGCTCAATGGGCTTACCAGCGAATTGCAAGCTGCGCATTGAAGGCAATACCTTCTTAGCGTATACCAGTTTATAGACTTCTTCGATTTCATCTTTTAGTTGTGGAAATTTAGTTTGATGCATTTCTTTATTTCTCGTAACTAATTCTTCCCATGTTTCTCTCCTTTTTTTCTCAGGTACATACTTACTGTACTTCATGTAAGTAGTAATCTCGCTAAGGATACCTTGCGTTACATCCATTTCTCGTTTGTTTTTTAAATAAGTGACTTAATAAAATTGCTATATGTTGTTTTTGGGTTTAGACCTACGTAACGTTGTTTGGCAACACCATCTTTAAAAATTATAACTGTTGGTACACTGGTTACAAAATTTTCTTGCACCTCATTAGGAGAAGCATCTACATCTACAGTTTGAAATTCCACATTTGGGAATGATTTTTCTAGCTCAGCAAACAAAGGTGTTAATTGACGACAGGGACCACACCACACACCTGTAAAACGTTTAACTTTTATCATTATATATTTTATTTAAATTTCCAAATAAATCCGTAGGCAGTTTTTTGTTCACCTCTACAAACGGCTCCTATACCATCACTTTTAGGTTTACCAAAGTAAGCTTGAGCAGCTGCCTGTGATTCCCATTCTTTAATTACTTTCCCCTGTTTATCACACTGTAATACTGGTTTTATCTGCCATGTATTTTTTCTTCCCTTCAGATGAGATCTTTTAGCTTTTATTTTAGCTTTATGTTCTTTCGTTAATGTCCTTCCTTTATTAGGGCTTGTTTTACCTTTATTAGCAGCACTTATCTTACTACCTCTTTTCTTATTAGCCTTTATTTTATTACTTATAGACATTCTAGTTGCTTCTGATGGGTTATTATTTCCTTCTCCTCCGTCTGTCATGTTCACTAATGTTCCTTTTCCTAAATCTACTCTGCCATACAAGGTAATAAACTCAATCTCTTTACTACACGCTTCATTCCAAGTTAAATTATCTAATAATATTTCAACTTCATATGGGGTTTGAGCTACTATGTTTTTCCAATGTCTGTTTCTATGCTTATGTGAATTAGATCTTTCATAATTACTATCAGATCCAATTCCTATATAAAACGGTTCATTTTTATCTAAACGAACATGTCTATAAACGTATGCCATATTATTGTTTCCAATAAATATATGGAAATCCAAGGGGCACACCAAAAATTATACTTTATTTAAAAGGTATCGTTATACATCTCTTCATAGTATTCATCTGGTGCAGATTCGGTTGAGCATTTTTTTGCAAAGTCAATCATCTGCTCTTTCTCCATTGCTTTGGCTTTTTGGTACTCCTCTCTGTAAGCCCGTGGTATTTCTGGATAATCTTCTGCGATTTTCTCAATTAACCATTCTACTGCTGTTTGATTTGATTTAATACCAGCTAGTTCTTGTAATCTTTTAGTATCCATAATTTTCTGATTGTGTAGTTATAAATATAGTATATACTTTGTTAACCTTCAAGTTTAAAGAACTTCTTTTGAAGCATTTGTCTTTCTTCAACTCCTACTCCTGAAAAGTCATTTACTGGTTTGTTGTTAGTGCTTGTTTCAATATTATCATCATCAACTGGACTTTCATCTATATCGATATATCCATTTGATGTGTTGATTTTAGATCTAAATGTCATTCCATCAGCTCCATATCTGTTTTTCATAATATGCCAATTTCCTGTACCTTCAATTTTGTCTTTACGTTTACGAGCTAAAGATAAGATAATATCTCCAATCATAATTTTATCGTATGATCCAGCTGCGTTATCACCTTCAATAATATCAGATTTAGCTGCTGTACGATTTGCTTGTGATGGTGATATAATGGGTATACCACGTTCTTTACCGAATGCTTTAGCAGCAACATAAACATCATCGATTTCATCTTTACGATCTTTTCTACCTTTAGTACGCATATAGTCTAGGTAGTCTATAATGATCATATCCGGTTTAAAATCGTTTTGATGTTCTAACTGCTGGAGGTGTGCTTCTATCGTATCAAATGATGCTCTTTTAGGTGGGTATTCTTTAATAATTACTTTACCTTTAACTTTACCTACTATTTCATCTACTTCTTTACGATGGTCTTTTAGTTTATCTACATCAATACCAGAGAATATAGCATCGTAGCGTTTACCTACATATCCTTCACCTAATTCAAGTGAATAATGCACTACATTAAAGCCTAATGATGCAGCATAAGCACCCATAGCAGCTACAGCCCATGACTTACCACCACCAGGATTACCGAACACTAGTACTAGATCACCTTTACCATATCCACCTTGTGTCATTTCATTAAATACAGGCCACGGGAATGGTATTGTGTTTCTATCATCTTCACGATACCTAGCTTCAATATCTAAATTATAATCAAGACCAATTGTTTTATCTTCACCTGATTTTACAGCTTTGCTGATTAGTTGAAGGATACTATCGAAATCATTTACTTCAAGTAATTGTACTGAGTTAAGGATAGCTGATTTTACTTGTTGGTTTCTACAAAATGAACTAAATTCAGATTCAACCCATTCTAGATCACTTTGATCAGCCATTTTATAGGCTTCTTTAAGTGCTTCTACAATTGATATTCTTAATACTTCATTCTCTAGCTTCTTTACCTCAATTGATAGTGTTTCTACTGTTGGTGTAGTATGATACTGTGCAAAGTATTTCTGAATGTACTCTACAACCCACTTATGTGCTGATGATTCAAAGTACTCTGAATCAAGCGAATCAATGATGTTGATTAGAAATTGTCGTTGTGTTAGTAGAGCTCCTAATACTTTTACTTGGAATACAGGGCCATATTGATTAAGGCGAGAAAGAGTTGTCATTCGTAACTTGTTTAATTTTTATTTGTACTTCCACATAAATCCACCTGATGTTTTGATTGAACCTCTTAAAGCATCTTTAATTCCTTTTATGCCGGTTTCATTTCTAGCTTCAGTAATAGATTTATATTCTTTTATTATATTGTTGTTTTTATCTAACTGTATTATAGGTTTAGATTTAACTTCAATACATTTTTGTCTATTATTTTTAATATTCAAACACCAATCTAAATTATGTTTTTTGCCTATCCTAACTAAAGATATATTCTTTTTATGTTGTTCACTTTTAGGCTTATTATAGTTTCCATGTTCACTTCCTTGCTTATGGTTATCATGTTTTAAACCAATTCTACTTTTACTTATTTTATCACCGTGGTTTAAAGCAATACCCTTCTTAGCTTTACCTATTTTTTCCTTTGTTTCCTCTGATAAGCCTGAATTTCCAAAAGGTTTATTAGTTCTGTTATAAAATTCAGGGTTAGTTTCAGCATTGTATTGTTGCAACCAATAGCTTTCCCTTTCAACTAAGTGTTCAATACTATTACAATGTTCTATAATTTCTTTTTTGAAATTATATTTACCGTATTCTTTAATAGCCTGTTTTATTTCCACTCCCGAACCAAAGTACCTAGGATCATTGTTTTTATCTTTACCTATATATTGTTTACCATTAATTAGGTTTGTTGTTTTATATATTACCATAATATCGTTTATAATAAATATATGACAACACTAGATAAATTAAATTCTAGGTTATTTGTTTTGGTTATAGGTTTCGTTATAGTATTCCTCATTTTTTATTTCCCTTATCATTTCAGTATATTTCATTTCAGGATATTCTCCATTCCATCCCTCTGCACTAATCATAAATCCATTTAGCCTTGCATTTAAAATCTGCTCTTTTTCTTTTTGCAATGCCTTATCAAAATTTTCCTGGTAAATACTCATTTTAAAGTATGGCACTGCCTCTTTGATTTTATCAATTAATTCTTGCATTGCTGTTTTCATAGGTTATTTGTTTTGTTTGCCTAAATTTATTTGAAAGAATTTGGATAACCAAACAATTGAGTTAACCATGATGATGTATTAGGAATGCTTTCACCTAATTTATCATTGTGATACAACTGCAAGAATATAGGTATATTCAATTCATATGAATTATTAAATGCGTCTTTAACTAATTGTTTATTCTCTGGTGATAAGAAACTACCATTCAAAGACATCAGCTGTTGATTAATTAATAG